CCCCGGAGCTTCTTGGACAGCGCCACGGCGACGACGCGGTATTGGTCCCCTGACTTCCGGACAGTCATCGTCCCTTCGCCGCCGGGCGACTCCAGCCCCATGATGACTCGGTTGCCCTGTTCATCGATGTTCGCGGTGGCGCCGTGGGCGGTGAGCGTGTCGGTGGCCGCGGCGTCGACCTCTGCCTGAATGGGCTCGACGACGAAGTGCATCACGCGCTCCGGCGCCAGCTTGTCTCCAAGGTCGTTGACCCCCCCCGTCTTAATCTCGTTGGAGACCAGGCGCATCCGCGCCCCGCGCTTGAGCAGGATTTCGCGCTCGGTCGCCATGTCGGCGTTCGGAATCGCCGCGGCTGGGTATCCCTTGGGGACGTCAATCACCATGACGATCGCGCCCCCTTCGGTGTCGCCGTGCGTCTCTCCGATCCCGCGCGCCCTCTCCGGCACCGCCGACGTGGAGGTCGGCGCGGGGTTTTCAAACGTCTCGCCGGGGCGCATCGCCGACAGCCGGCGACCCAGCGATCCATCCTCGCGAACACCACGGAACACGCGCAGATCGCGCGGCGCGGGCGACTTGTCCAACGCCGCGTCGAGGCGAGCGATGTGGGTCGCATGTTCGTCGCTCAGCTTTCCGGCGTTGAGCGACTGATTCACTTCATACGCATAGTCTGTGCTGTGGTCGTAGAGCGCGCGCCGCTCCGGAGTCGACAGCCGGCCCGCGAGATCATCCTTCATCGACTTGAAGTCGCCGCCGTTCACTGGTCGGAATCGCTGCGTGTAATCCGAGGGCGCCCCGAACCATGAGCTCGTCCGAAACTCGTGGACGAAGTCGAAGTTGTCGCTGAGCGCCTTCGGCTTCTTGCCGACTCCGGTCAGTTCGGCCATCTGCTCCGCGGGCATCGCCTGCGCCGTCGGCTCGCGCCCGGCAACCGGTACGGGGGCCTGCTCGGCCGCGACGTCGCCCAGGGTGCGCGGCTGGGTGCCCTTGGCGAGTACGGCGGTTCCCTGCTCTGCTCGGGCTGCGCGGCCGGCGGTGAGATCCCGAACCTCGCGCGCGGCAGCCTCGGCGTCGGTGCCGGCGGCGAGCCGCGCCAGTTCCTCCTGGCTCTTGAACCCGCCCGCGCCCGGGGCTCCGAACTCCCCCACGGGCACCAGCGGGCGCTGGATGTCACCTGGCTGAAGTCCGCGCAGGACCGCGTCGAGATCGGGGTCGACCTGCGCGTGCAACTCGTCGAACGAGCGCCGGGCCGCCTGGTACTCGCCGAGCCGCGCACCGAGCTCGGCCTCGTCCGCGGTCACCGGGGGGCCGACGATCCCGCGGGTTCGCGCCAGCGTCGCCGGGCCCTGGGTCGTGACGCCGGGCTGCTGGGCGAGCTGCTCGAGCGCGTTGGGGCCCGCGGGCGGGCTCTCGCCGGGGATGACGTAGGTCCGCCGGAACCCTGGCGACCCCAGCGGGGCTTCGCCCGGCGTGATCGGCTCGCCGCCGAGGGTCTTCGCTCGGTCGCGCAGCGCGCGCGCCATCGTCACCTCGGGCGGCTCACCTGATACCACCGCTGCACCTCCTGCAGGTCCACCGGAAGCGGTACCGGAACCACTCGGAACCGCTTCGGAACCAGCAGAACCGCTCGGGAACTCGGATGGTGGGGTGAACGCCCGCGCGTCGGCCGTCTCGGCGCTGGCACGGAGTCGCTGCAGGTTCGCGGCCTCGCGCGCGGTCTGCGTCTCCGCGAGCTTCGCCTTGGCGAGCTCGCCAGCCTGGTCGAACGCCTCCAGGTGCTTCTGCGCCTTCGCGGTCCATGCGGACGACGCCGCTGTGGCCGCCTCCGCGCCGCCCTCGGCGTACCGCGCGAACATGCGCCGCGCCGCGATCGTGCCGGCCTCGATCCCGTGCGCGACCGGCACGCCCGCCGCGCCGAACAGCAGGCCGGTCCCGAGAGCGCCGTTCATCCCCTCGGCGGTGAGGTTCCGATCGCCGAGCGCGACGTCGGAGAGGTAGATCCCGGCGTTGGCGATCGCCCCCTCGGCCCCGGCCGCGCCCAGCTGCTGCGCGACGCCCAGCGCGCCGCCGGTGGCCCTGCCGGTCTCGATGCCCTCGGCGGCGAGCCTCCCGAGCGCGCCAGCTGGCGTCGCGGCGCCGCCGCTAACCAGCGCGGGGAGCATCATGCCGGCGGCCTGGGCGGTCCCGGCCAAGATCGGGTTGTCCGCGCGGTCCTGCGCGAGCTGCTCAAACTGCCCCTTGTCGAGGACGCCCTTCAGCACCCAGTCCGAGGCGCCGAGGGTCGCGCCCGAGAGCGCGCCGCTGACCGTCGCGCCGATCGAGCCCAGGACGCCGTTGTCGGTGGGCGCGATCCGGTTCTGCGCGGCGCCGGCCTCGGCGCGACCGACCTCCTGGTAGTCACCGCCCGCGCGGTATCGATCGGCCTCGTCCTCGGGGACGTAGACCACCTTGCCATCTGGACCGCGGAACGCCGGCATCTACCTGGCGGTCCCCAGATCGCCGAACTTCGCACGCTGCTCCGCCCGCACGCGCTCTGAGCGCGCCGCCGCAGCGGCTGCCGAGCTATCGCGTTCTGCCTGCGCGGCCGCAGCAGCGGCCGGATCGAACCCGCTGGGCGAGTTCGGCACCCGGGCCGCCTTGCGGACCAGCGCGTCCCGATCTCGGATCTCCTTCTGATCGGTGGCCGGCAGCGTCTTCACCACGTCGTCGTAGACGGCGGGCGCCGTGTTGCGCAGGACCTCGAGCATGCCGATCGACACCGAGTTGCGGCCCCCATCCCGGAGCCCGTCGCTGATCGGGGCCGCCAGCGCCTGCACGATCCGGTCGTGTTCGGCGTCGCCCGCGGTCTCGGCGCGCGCGGCCAGCGCCTTGATGTGGGTCGTGGCGTTCGGCGACAGGCCGGCCTCGCTACCGGGCCTCGCTGCTGCGTCGCTGAAGGCCTCTTCCTTGGCCTGGTCTTGCAGCCCGGTGTAGCGTCCGAGGTTCAGGTAGCCCAGGCTCCGATCGTCGGCGGTCTCCCGTGCCGTCTTCTCGTCGATCGACAAGGTAGCGTCCCGATCTCCGGCGCCACGCGGAACGGGTTTCCAGTCCGTCTTGACCCCCTGCGCTCCCAGATCGCTGTTGATGTCGTCGGCGACGATGCCCTTAAGCTGCTTGAGGGATTCGAGGGCGCGCCCCTGATTCACCGCGCGATGGAAGTACGAATCGGGGTCGAACTCGAGGATGTGCTTCATCGTCTGATCGAACGCCCGCACCGAGATCCTTTCGCCGATCGTCTTCTGGTAGACGTTGGCGAGGTTGCTCATTTGGGTTGCGATACCGGCCCACTGCTCGCGGTTGAACGCGCTCGGGTCCTTCTCGAGCTTCGCGACGATGTCGCCGATCTGGTCGGTGGCGTTCTGCGCGGTATCGATGTGCTCGCGAAGCTTCGTCGCCACCTTCGGATCGACCACGACTGAATCGTTGATGCGCGCGCTCATGCGGAGATCCTCGGCCTGCTGCCGCTGCCGAGTCGCGAGGGCCGGGTCCTGCTGTTGGCGCGCCGCGGCCTCGAGCTGGTCGGCTTGCTTGAACTTCGCCTGACCGGCCGGGTTCAGCAGCGAGTCCCTGGTGCGGGGGTCGAACAGCCCGCCCTCCGCGACGGCCTTGGCCTTAGCAGCAGCCTCGGCCTTGCCCTCCTTGAGAAGCTGCGCGGCGACGGTCGCCATCCTCTCGCGCTCGGTTGCGGCAAGGTTCGCGTACTGGAACCCGAGAGTCTCGCGGTGCATCTGCAGCGTCTGTGCGCGCGCCGCCTCGACGTTCATCTGGTCCTGGTACCGCTGCCCGGCCTGGCCGCGGAGGTCGGCCCGCTTCTCCTCCAGGGTCGCGTTGACCTCGGCGGCCTTGGCGAGCGCCGCCGGGGACTTCATCTGCATCGCGATCGTCTGCACGGCTTGCTGGGCCTGCTGGATCGCGGCGTCCTTGCGCGCGTCGATCTCGGTGATCCGGTCGACGTTGTGCTGCCGCTGCTCGGTGACGCCCACGTTCATCTGCGCGAGCGCCGACCGCTTCACGTCGATGTCCGCCATCTGCCCGGCGACCTTCTTGTCGATCAGCTGCTGCAGCGTGTTGTAGGCGGGATCGTTCCATGCCTCGCCGGGCCGGCGGGTCATCGCGGTGCCGACCATCGACATGATCAGCCCGATCTGCGCCCAGATCGGATGGTCCACGCTGCGGTCGATGCGCGTCTTCGCGATCTGGTCGGCCAGCTGGTCGCGGGCCTGGATCCGCGCGTTGAGCTCGGCCTCGTTCGCCTTGGCCTGCTGCGCGCGCTCGTCCAGGATCTGCTGCGTCCGCGCGTCGCGCGCGGCCATCGCGTGGCCCTCTTGCGTAGCGGCGTCGGCCTCGACCTGTGCCGAGCGGTCGATCGCAGCCTGCTGCGTGTCGATCGCGGCGTTCTGCGCGGCGAGGGTCCCCGCCGGGCCCTCCTTGATCAGCTGGGCCTTCGTGGGCGATGGCTCCGGCGCGGGACGCCGTGGGACCCCCGGATCTTGCGCGGGGGACGTCACCGGCCCTTGCGGGGCCGCGCCGGGAGACCCGGTGAGCGGTGGCAGCTGCGAGGGATCCGTGATGGGGCCCTCCTGCGGGCCCCCTGGGGCGGGGCCCGGGACGGGGGTCGCGGTCGGCGGCAGCGCGGGGGGCGAGTTGCCGGCTGCATCCGGCGGGAGCGCGGCCGGGATCGGGAACGGCTGCAGGCCCGGGAAGTTCGCCGCGAGGCCGCTCGGCATCGTGACCGCGCGCCCGTCGGGCGTGAGCAGGTTGACCATGTCGCCGTCGTAGAGGGGCATGATCAGGCGCTCGGCATGGTGACGGGGCCGTTGGGCTGGTCACCGTGGGGGTACATCTGCGAAAGCCCACCCGGGTTGGGCGGTGGGACGTTGGGGGCCGGTGGCGGGGTCGGCGTGTTGGGCCCGAAGGCTCCCATCGCCTTCAGCTGCATGTAGGTCCCGGCCCCCTGGGCGAGGTTGCCCATCACGTTGGGCTTCTGGAGGTCGATCTGTTGCTGCTGGAGCTGGGCGCGGTACGCGTCGATCTGCTGCTGTGACCAGCCCTGCATCTGGCCGAGCGCCTGGATCTGGTAGGCGTCGTTCATCTGCCGCTGCTGGAGCTGCGCCTGGAGATTCGCTTGCTGCGCGGCCTGCGCCAGCTGGGCATTCTGGGCCGCGACGTTGGCGTCCTGGCCGTAGAGGTTGCTGAACAGCCCGCCGAGCTGCTGGTTCGCCGCGGCCTGGTCCTGAAGCCGCATCGCGCCGGCCTGGCCCGCGCCGGCGAGGCCGATGTCTGCCTGGTTTCTCATCGAGTTGCGGAACGCAAGGGCCGCGTTGGCGCCGTGGCTCGCGCGCGCGGCGGCCATCTGCGCGGCGTTCGCGCGGCCGACCTGCGCGTTGACCGCCATCTCGCCGGCGCCCTGCTGAGTCCCCGCGGCGATGCGCCCGAGCCGGCCGGTGGTGTCGAGGATGCCTTGCCGGCCGGTTGGGTCGACGATGAACTGCGAGCCGGCCATCGACGGCGCGTCGCGGTACTGGGCGCCCCCGACGATGCCGGTCAATGCGGAGGTGGCGATCGGGTTCGGCGGCGGAGGTGGCGCTTCGTCACCCCCGCTAAACAGCCCGCTCACCCCTCCAATGATGCCACCGGCAGCACCGCCGATCGCGGTGCCCCACGGCCCGGCCACGGAGCCGATCGTCGCGCCGGTCGCGGCGCCGCCGAGCGCACCAGATCCTGCTGCTCCCCAGTTCGCCATGTCAGCCTGATCTTCCCGCCGTCAACGGACGGCGCACATTGCCGAGCACCTGCCCGGTGATGACGAGCTCCGTGAGCTCGAACGAGGGACCGAAGAATCCGGCGGCCTCGAAGTCCTCGAACCTGAACTGGATCGACTGGCCTACTTCCCACATGTCGAGCCGCCACGCGTATTCGCCCGGAGCCGTGCCGCCGTACTCGCCGGCGCTGTACAGCCCGTCGCTGTAGTTCGACCCGGTGATCGGTTCGAGGCCGACGACGTTAGAGCCGCTGATCCAGCCGGACCCGCTGCTCGCGCCGGTCGCGTCGAGCCACACCGCGTCAGTCCATCCGTGGGTGTAGTCGGTCTGGTACTGCACGCCGAGCTGGTGCGCGGACACCCACGTACCAAGCAGGTGGAACTGATGGAACTTCTGGAACCCCTGCAGGTACTCCACCATCTTGATCCACGCGGTCTCGAGTCGCATTCGGATTCGCGTGCCCGCGTCCGAGTACACCCCGACGGTCTCGGCGAACATCCGCCCGTCCGTGCGTAGGTAGTACAGGCGACCGTCGACCACCGCGCAGTCCCGCCCCTCGAAGTTCGTGAACGTCGACCACTGGTCGAACAGGTAGTCGTAGAGCAGCGTCGAGCCCGAGTCGGTCAGGAACAGGATCTGGGTGCGGTCCGGCAGCTGGAGCGCGCGGCGGATCGCCTGGCTGTTGAACGCCTCGACGGGCGCGCCGCGGTAGTTGATGCTGCTGTCGCCGCCGAGCTCGAAGATCCCCTGGGCGCTATTGAACAGGTACCCGCGGGGGGTGAACACGATCGATTGCGGGTCGGTGCATCCGATGTCCCCGCTGGGGACGAGCTGGGCCTGTGAGAACCCGCTGGTGTTGGTGCCGCCGGTCTCATCGGGGCCATCGCCGGCGAACGTCCAGATCTGCCGCTCGGTCCAGATGATGATCCGGTTGTCGATCGCGGCCAAGCCCTGCACGCTGCCGCCCTGGAGGTCGATTCGGAGGAACAGGTCGGGCGGCCACTGCACACCGAGCCCGTCCGCGATGGGCTGCGAGTAACGCACGAGCGTCGGGTCGCTGGGGTCGCTCGCGAACAGCCGGTTCTTGCCGCGCGCGATCGCGGGCCCGAGCGGCGTCGGGTCATTCGAGAGGACCCCGCCGTCGGTGTACAGCTCGTCGAAGGTCTGCAGCGTCGTATCGCTCATCCGGTCGAGAAAGCCCGCGACGTCGGACGCCACCGAGTTGGCGACGTAGCCGTTGGCCGAGCCGGTGGTGGTCGTGTCGAGCGAGGTCACGCGCCACAGCTGCGAGGCGTTGCCGTCCGAGCCGGGCAACGAGCGCGCGACCATGATCCGGACGCCGAGCTTGCGCGTGAGCCGGCAGGTCGGCAGCGTCAGGGTGACCTGGGTGTCGGCCGGCCCCATGGTCACGAGGAGCCCGGGCGAGGTCGGCCCGAGGTGGACTTCGCCCTGCGCGTCGGTCCACTCGTACCAGACGCGGTACTCGTAGACCGTGCTCGAGCTCATCGAGCCGCCGGCGGCGGGCGTGGCCACGATGACCTCGGGGCCGACGTGGAACCCCAGCTCGGTCCACGAGCGGCCGTCGTAGTGCATCGGGCAGGCGCCGGCCAGGTAGAGCCCCTTGCCGAACTCGGCGTACTGGTGGCTCTGGTCGTTGTCGAAGTCGATCGAGACCAGCCGCGGCGCGGTCTCGAGGAACTTGTCATCGTTCTCCGAGACCAGGCGCTGCCGCATCGGGAGGGCGATGCTCGCGATCGATCCGGTGACGTACGCCGAGGCAACGTGCGCGCGCGCCGGCAGCCCGGCGGCGGACCCCGGCAGGTGGCGACCGACCGGGATGCTGCCGTCGACGTCGATCGCGCTCATCTTGAACGTCAGGTAGGTATTGAACGAGGTGGTGGGGTGCACGACCGTGATGAACACGTCGGCGCCGACCACGAAGGGCTTGGCGACGAGACCGACGGACCGGAACGTCCCCAGGCTGCCGCTCGAGCCGGCCGTGATCTCGACCGAGACCACGCGGATGAAGTGCTTCGTCGCCGCGGCCGCGGTCTCCTCCCAGAGCGTCCACGCGGTGATCGTACCTGCGGTCGCATTGCGCAGCGCGGCCACCCCGCAGCGCAGGATGCCCGCGATCGGCGCGTACGCCGCATAGCTCACGGTGGCCGCGAGCCCGCTCACGCCGCCGTTTCCGGCCGCGAAGAACTGGACCTTGCCGGTGCCGATCCCACCGCCGGAGACGTACGCGAGCGCGATCCGGTCGGCGTTGGCGCCGTCGACCAGCACATGGGACAGGCCCATCGGCGTACCCGCGGTGCGCGCCGCCGCGAAGATGATCGACGGCGGATCACCGAACAGGGGCGCGGAAAGCACACCGCTCTGGTCGATGTACCCGAGCCGGACGTTCGTGGAGCCGTTCTCGGCCCAGGCGGCGATCGCAGGGGTGTCGGCGCGCGTGGTCGGTGAGATGTCGTACACCGGGTCGCCAGTCGCCAGATCCGAGACCAGCTGGACGGGCGCGACCGCCGCAGACGGGGCCGACGGGCTGACCACGATCACGTTCAGCGTGCCCGCCGCGGCGTTGGCCCAGTACACGTGCAGGCTGGCTCCGACGGCGACGCACCGGGGGGAGATGCCGGTGGCGTCGGCCTGGGTCGCGGCGCGGTAGATGCGCTGGCTCACCGTGTCGACCGCCGACCACCAGACCCCGCCGGCCGAGTCCTCCCACGCGCAGACCGTGACGCCGCCGAGCTCTGCCGCGTCGATCATGGTTTGGTCGGTCCCGGTGGTGGGCAGCGGCCGATCGGAGCCGACCGCGCTGAACACGGCCCCGGCGTCGGACCACAGCGAGGCCCCGCTCTCGCGCGAGTAGCAGCGGTTCGAGGTGAACTCGAGCAGCTCGGTGCCGCGCTTGGCCATCCGGATCGCGTCGGTCACCTCGGCGGTGGTGCCCTCGATCTGCTGGCCCAGGTCCGCAAACCCGTTCCGCTTCTTGATCGAGGTCGCGCGGGAGAAGATGCCGTTTTCCAGGACGAGCAGCTTGGGCATCGGAACGCGGAGGGGGTCCTGTTTCGTGGAAATTCCCTCGCTGAACGCGAACGCCTGGACGACCTCACGGGGCGGCATCGGACCCCCTGACCCGTTTCCAGATGGCGCGGATCGCACCTCGTGCAGTTCGGCGGCTGGCTTCGCGGGGCATGGCGGCGCTGTTGCGCGGCCCCGCGGATGGGTGGGGAAGCTCGCCTACGGCTGCCGGTGCACCCGGTCCGTAGCGCTGACCCCGATACGATCACGGTTCAGGTGGAAAAGCAAGCCAGCATACATAGACGGGCGTCGCCGCCGCGATCCGATGTCACCGGGTCGTGCAACGCTGGGCTCTATGGCCAGCTTCTGCGCGATCTGCACCGAACCGCCACCACCCGGGACCGAGCTCGTAGACCTCCCCCTGGGCAAGGATTCCGCCCTGGTGGCGGTCTGCGCCGACTGCGACACGGTCCATCCGCGATCGGGCCGGTACACGTTCGCGGGCATCGGCCGTGGCGGCGCGCCGAGCACGAAGACGTGCAACATGGGCGACGGGAACCACAGGACCCGTATTCGTTGACCTACCCCTTGCGCGCGGTGGGCGCGAGCGGCGGCGCCGCTTCGGACTCCAGCAACTCCGGAGGCAGCAGCGGGTAGCGCGGTCCGGAGTCGTGGTAGCTCCTCGTCACGGGGTCGAAGTCCAGATCGATCCGCGGAACAGGTCCTGTTTCGTCGATGTTACGAGCGGACATCGAGCCAGCGTACCACCAGTGACCGGCGCGGCGCCGTAGTTACCGGCTTCGCCCCGGCGACGCCGCGCCAATCCGGACGACAGTCCCACCGGCGCTCACTTGTAGTCCGTTTGTTGATCATTTCTCACGCAAGCGATTCTACGTACGCCGTTGCTTTTTTCTCGCTCTAGGCGCCTATCGTTTGAACGCGACCGCTAGTTACGGTCGCAGAAGGGTGTAACTGTGAAATCTTCGCTATTGTGTGGAATTCTTGCGTTTATTGTAGTCGGGTGCGCCGGAGCTCCTCCGGAGGAGCTCGCGCTGCCGCTGCGGAATGTCGGGCTGATCGGATCGGTGTCCGCGACGGCCGATGCGGTCAGCCAGGCGTCGGGAGTGCCTCCGCTTGGGGAGGGCGTCGCGCCGATCTCGGGATCCGCGGGTGACGGCGCCACGGTGGTGACGCAGGTCGGCGGGTGGAGCGGCGGGCCGGGCGCGGTGCGGTGGCACGGCGGACAGTGGGTGATGCCTTACTCGCCGCGGTCGGGCGCGACGCTGCAGAACGTGAGCTGCGACATCTGGAACCCGACGACGAGCGCGCCCGCCAACGTGCTCGTCGAGGTGGTCTCCTCGAACGGTCAGGTACTCGGCTCGGCCACGGCGCCGGCCAGCACGACCGCGGTGATCCGCGCGTGGCCGTTCGTCGGCGCCCATCCGGTGATCGACGGCGAGCAAATCGTGGTGAGGCTCTCGGCCACGGACGCGATGACCCACCAGTGGACGACCGGCGCGCAGGACACCACGGTGATCGGCTGCGCGGTGAACGAGGCGCGGACACACACGATCGTCGTCCCGGTTCCCGCCGCTGTCGCTCGCACTGGCGGCGGCGTGCCTGCCGCATCGCTGCAAAGCGGGTCCGCCAGCTGGCTCGTGGCCTCGACCGGAGAGCTCGTGTATCCGTTGCCGGTCTACGCGGGCGACGTGATTACGGGCTTCCGGGTGTTCGGAAACAAGCAGTCAAGTTCCAGCACGCGCCTCGCCGCCACGCTCATGACCGCGTCATCGTCGGGCGGCTCCGTCACCGGATCGGCTACGGCCTCGAACCAGATCGCGGCGCCGGGGTCTTTCGTCCTGACCGTGACCGGGCTGTCGACTGTCGCCGCAGCCGGCAACAGCTACGTCATCCAGGCCGACTCTACGACGGGATCAAGCCTGGATATCTGGACGGATGCAGAAGTGACGATTGCCCGGTAGTCGTTCATTCCGAGTAAGTGATGGTTGCCCCGTAGACCCGCCCATTGGCGGCGCTCATGGCGACTTCGAGGAAGTACGCCTCGCCGGTCAACACGGTGTGAGCAATGCCAGACATGGTTTGGGACTCGATCGCTGATCCCGAACTGTCCGCGACGCCTGCCGCGACGTCGTTCATCACCCCGGTGGCATGGTTGATGCGACGGAGCTTCGGGGTGATGCCGCCGCCCGTGGCGTTCGGGTTGTAGAACTGCTGGTAGGTCGCGATCGTCTTGCCGACCGGCAGATCGACCCACGCGGCCATGGTGCCGCCACCGGCGGTAAACGTGGCGTAGCCGCTCGCGGATACGAACGTGAAGGTCGAGCCGGGGTTGTCGCTGTTGAACAGCGATGCGTGGATGTTGATCTCCCTCGCCCCGTGCCGGTACCGCCCCGTGCCGCTCACGGTGATGTCCTGGTTCGCCGCGGCGGTGAGACCTGCGCTGGCGGTAATCAGGGCGCTGAACGTCGCCGCGGTCGCCACCGTGTTGCTGAAGATCGCCTGGCCCGTGTTGTCGATCTGCTGGAGCACGGTCGAGCCCGGCAGCGCGAGCGGCCACGTCACCGTGTACTGGCCCGCGATCCCCGCCGGAGCCGCGAGTCCGACGAAGATCGCGCCGGTGGTGTTGAACGGGAACAGGCGCAGGTCCGCGCTGCGCAGCCGCGCCCAGCCGTGCGCGTCGACCGTCCCCTCCTTGAACTCGTACCCCTTCTGGCCGTCGTTGTAGTTCAGCGTCGCGCTCACGCTCGTGTAGTCGCCGCCGATCCCGCCGACGAACGCGGCGAAGTTCAGCGTGTTGCCCGCGGTCATCTGAACCTTGTTGCCGGCGCTGTTGTGCCAGTACAGCTCGTTGGCAACGAGGCCGCTCGTGCCGTCGCTCACGAACAAGCTCGTGCGCTGCCCGGCCGTGAGTCCCGCGCTGGCGATCGCCGAGAACTGCACCCGGTGGAGCTGCGTCGGCGCCCACAGCGCGCTGAAGGGCAGGTCCGCGTTGATGTTCAGCCCGGCGACCGGGACGAGCGGACCATGCCCCGGGGTGTGGTCCATCACGTCCAGGATCGCGAGGTTCGCGTCCAGCGTGTCGCCCCACGTGCCAGAGCCGGGCGCGCCGCGGACGGGCAGGGTCATCAGCGTATTCGGTAGAACGGTAGGCATGTCAGCTGTGCTCCTACGGCGTCGTGCCGTCGATCCAGAGTCCGAGCGTGGCGCCCGCGGTGAGCAGCGACGCCAGCGCCGCGTTGGCGCCGCGCGAGCCCGTGATGGTGGGCCGCGTCGTCGCCGCGGCGGCGAAGAATCCCAGCTTCGTGCTCATGTGCCGGAAGCTGCCATCCGTGCCAAAGCGCAGGATGTTCGAGCCGCCGGTGAGATAGTCGAGGTCCAACACGCCGCCGCCGCCACTGGGATAGACCAGGCCGTAGACGTTTCCGCCGGCATGAGTGAGCCAGGCCTGCACGCGGTCATCGCCAGCGGGACCGGCGCCCGCGCCAACCACATCGAGGCCGGCCAGGTTCAAGCTCGATCCGCTGAGCTGGCCGGCGGCGGTGAACCACGCCTTGGCCGCGCCTGCCGCGTTCTGGAACACCGCGCTGTTGCCGCTGCCGATCGGCACGAAGTTGAGCGCGGGCGGCGCCACGACCTCCGGCGTCACGTACCACGGCACGTTGCCGGCCGCGTAGGTCACGCCGTTCTTGAGGTCCTGCAAGATCGGGTTGACCAGGTTCGGGTTATAGACCCCGCGGATCTGGATCGTGTTGCTCTGCACCACGTTCGTGATGGTGATGCCGGCGGCGACCGTGGCCGCGTTGGCCAGGATCTGCACGCCGTCGATCAGCACGTGGGACACGCCGTCGATCTTGATGCCGAATCGCCCGGTCGCAGCGGTCCCCTGTTCGATGTGCGTGTTGTAGAAGTTCCACTGTGCCGCGGCGCCGACCCCCTTCAGGTGGAGCGCGCTTGAACCGGCGGTGCTCTCGCCCTGGTGCTCGCTGGTCAGGTTGACGCACAGGATGCCCGTCGCCGCGTTCGGATTGCCGACCGTCTCCTCGATCAGGACGTTGTGCCCTCCGCTGTGCAGTACCCACACGTTCTCGATCAGGATGGGCCCCATCCCGTTGGAGGCGAACACGCGCAGCCCTACGCTCGAGCTGTCGAGGATAACGACGTCGCGGATGTAGCTGTTGATGAACAACGAGCCCCACGACACCAGCGCCTCGGAGCACGTCGCGCCGCCGGCCTTGTTGCCCTCGATCTGCAAGGACTCGATGAACGCGTACTCCTGCGTCCCGTCCTGGTGCTGGTTCCTGATCGCGGACGTGTCGTTGAACGAGGACGCCAGCTTGATGATCGTCGCCGGCGGGCCGGCCCCGCGGAGCCCCGTGCCCGGCTTCTGGATGATCGGCGACTTGATCAGGTAGGTCCCCGGGGGGAACTCCGCGAACCCGCCGACCGCCGCTCCGCTGCTCGCGGCCGCCGCCGCGGTGATGGCCGCGTTGATTGCCGGAGCATCATCGGCGGCTCCGTCGCCGATGGCCCCGTAGTTCTTCACGTTGAAGGCCATCGTGCGGGCGGTCAGCGTGGCGATGCTGTCGCCGTGGTCCGCTGCCACCACCGCCGCCGCGCGCGCCTTCTCCTGCAGGTCCTGGAGGTTCTGCTCGGCCTGGATCATCACCCGGTCGGTCGCCGGATGCCCGGTGTCGGCCAGCGACGCCACCGAAACGTCACGCGGCGGCTTGGGGACGCGACGGGCCGGCACGTCAGAACCCCCGGCGCCAGGCGTCGAGCTCGCCGTCCCACGAGTCCCCGCCCGGCCCCTCGCGCAGGTTCAGGTACTCGGGACCGCTCGCGTCGCGCTCGCTCGCGCCCTTCATGATGCGCACCGCGGTCATGTTGAGCTGCTGCATCCACGGCGCCGGGTCGCGGCCCTGGGTGTTGTAGAGCCGGACCAGCGCGCCGTAGACCGAGTACTCCTCCCAGCTGTTGTAGAAGTTGCGGCCGTTGGTATCGAGGGTCGGCGCGACAGGCGTGTAGGTCACCCGCAGCGTGTAGATCTGGTCGGGCGTGGGGTAGAGGTCGATCCCCCGCGCGGTCAGCCGGTGCGCGGCCGGGCGCCCCTCGGTCGTGCCGTAGCGCAGCCGGTCCTTGATGCCGATGCGCGGCAGCGGGACGAAGTCGGCGCCGTCTTGGCGGTCGATCGCGCGCACGATCCAGGCGTCCGAGGGCGTGAGCGCAAAACCCTGGTGGGCGACCGTGAAGACGTCATCGAGCGTGTCGAAAAAGCCCTCGTTCTGCTGGACGATCAGCTCGTAGCCCTCGGCGAACGCCGCTTGGAGCTCCGCGGTCAGGTACGAGTCCGGGAAGCGCACGACGTTGCGCGCGTCGCCGCGGTTGCGCACGATGGTGATGAGGTCGCTGAGCGTCTTGGTGACCGCAGGGCCGCCGAGATCCGCAGCGAGGTCGGATGCTAGATCGCTCATTACGAGATGACTCCGAAGGATTTCCAGGTGCCGGGCGAGCCCCCGGTGACGCATATCCAGCCCGCGAACCCCCCGGAGATCGGGTCGGCGTTGAACACGACCTCCCCCGCCACGTGGGTTCCAGTGCTCGGCGCCGCGGCGCGCGTGCCCACGCCGAGCAGCGAGGTGTTGAGCTTCGTGATGCCGCTGGCCGTATTGAGCTGCACGTCGCCGTTGGCGGTCTCCAGCGCCCAGTTGATCTCAGCGTTCGCCGCGGTGGCCTGCAGGCCGACGTTCCGCAGCGAACTGCCGCCGCCGGAGTGCGTGCTGATCGACTGCGCCTGAACGCCGAACGACTGCGTGAACCCGGCGCTGGTGTCGTAGGTCCCGTTCTGCCGAACCTGCAGCAATGCGGACGTCGCGGTCTGTCCGCTCACGCTGGAGTTCACGAACACGGCCGGGTTGGCGCCCGGCGTCTGGACCGTGAGCTTGCCGTTGATCGTGTGGATGGCCGCCGTGCTCGCGCCGAGCACGCGCCCGGCCGCCGCGCTGGTCTCGATGTCGAAGGCCGGCGTCCCCGCGCCGAGGTTCACGAACGCCTTCGCCCGGAAGCTGTCATCGATGCCGCCCACGCGGATCTGCGTGTCCGTCGCGTTCGGCGTCTGGGCCGCCTGGACCGCCACGATGGCCTCGAGGTTGCCGACCGAGTTGCCCGGTGGCGCCGCAACGCCGCGAAGCTCGAAGAACTGCGCCTTGCCGACCGTGACCCCGTACCTGGTGTGAGCTGCCACGGCGGTCAACGTGGTGAAGATCATCGCGTCGCTGACCGTGCAGCCCTGCACGCTGCTCGTGGTCGGCGCGCCGCCGGGCGACTGAACCGAGCCGCCGGCGCCGTAGCCAGCGACCTCGCCGACCGACACGAACGACTGCTGGTCGACGCCCTGGTAGCCAGCGCCGTCCACGTGCTCGAACCAGGGGCGCACGATGGACACCGAGTACGAGCCCTGCCGGATTTCGATCGCGCTGCTGGTCGGCGTTCCGCATCCGACGAGCTGTGCGTCCACGAGGCGCGTCTTGCCGGCCCGGTCGATGGTCAGCGCGCGGTCGCTGTTGAAGGAGTACAGGTTGCGGATCGTCGCCTGGTCGGAGCGAGGTCCCAGGTAGAGGCCGTACTTCGAGTAGAGGGACACGACGTAGTCGAAGATGTTGATGTCGGACTGGACACCGACGAAGCTCGCCTCGAAGTGCTCGATCCCGACGTTGCGGAGGACGACCTGACCGCCGCGCCAGTCCCAGATCCCGTAGGCCCCCGCCTTGTAGGCGCTCGCGCCGCCGGGATTGCTCACGAGCGCGGTGTCCGGCGCGCCGTGCGAGATCCACAGGTCCTCGAATAGCTGGTCCTGCAGCCCGTTGTACTCGTTCGCGTCCCACGAGTGCCCGTTGTCGGTGCCGATCTGGAAGCAGGGCCCCGTGCCCGTGAACGAGATCTCCGTGCCGCCATCGACGTTACGATTCGCGAAGTCCCCGACGAGATGATGGCTCCTCGTGGTGATGAACAGCGTGGACGTCACCAGATACTTGCCCTTCGGGAAGTACAGCGTGCGGCCTTGCGTTGCCGCGAGAGCGGCCTGGATGAACGCGGTGCAGTCCGTCACCCCGTCGCCGATCGCCCCGTACTGCAGCACGTTGACCGCGTTCACGAGGATCGCCGTGCGAAGGTCGTTGAGCGCACCGAACACGAAGCCGGTATCGCTCGCCGCCCACTGCCGGGTGATGTCGCTCGGCGCATTCCGGTCAGTCTTGGGGGCGGGGAACACTGGTGTGCCGTATACGAAACTTGTCACGTCGATCCCTCCATGAGCCGCACGGCATCCGCGCGCGGGATGGCCGTCGCCAGCGCGGCGAGCATCGATTCCGGCGTGAGCTCGAACGGCAGCCCGGTGTGAAACACGTAGTTGAGCGTCTCGCGCGTGGCGTGCGGGTCGAGCACCCGGGTCCGCAGGTCACCCACGGTCACAAGCTCGAGCGCCTCGTGCTGCAGGAAGCAGCCCCAGGCCGCCGCGAGCCAGGCCCGCGCCGCGCGCACGCCGGGGAAGAAGGTCAACCGCACGTTGGTGATCCGGAACGGCGCGATCACCTCGTCGGCGTCGCTCGACGGGTTGGCGTCGAGCTCGAAGTGCAGGCCGGGCGGCACGCTGTCCTCCAGGGTCAGCAGCGCCGCGATCCCGCGGTTGGGGTGCCGGATGATGACGCCTTCAAGCGCCGCGGCCCATTGCCGCGTGAGCTCGTGCGCCAGTCCGGTCACCGTCAGCCTCACGACAGCGTGCAGCCGTTCTGGGTCAGAACGCTCCACGCGGAGCCGGTCCACTCCAGGATGGCGGTGTCGCCCTCCACGGTGGCCGACGCGACGACGCCGATCGCCCCGAGGTGCGTGTACGCCTCGTTGATCATCCCGATGAACGTCCCGTCGATGCTACCGATCGGCGACAGCGCCGCGGTCGAGTTCGTGATGATGATGCGTTCGCCCACCGCCGAACCGTTCGGCAGCGCCGACGTGCCGGTGGAGCTCACGGTGCCGGTGACCGACAGGCAGTACCGCAGCCAAAGGTTCAGCCCGGTGAGCACCGTGGTGCCGACCACCACGTTGTTGGCGGCGCCGCCCGCGCGCTGCACGCGCGTCGCGCGCCACTTCAGTCCGGCGGTCGCCTCGAGCCAGATCGCCTGGCCCACGTCCGTGAACGTGAACGTGGTCGAGCAGACGAACCCGGTCACGGTGTCCGGGCTGGAGATCGTCAACGTGCCGAGCGGCGTCGAGGTCGCGGCGACGCAGCGAATCAGCTTCTTCTGACCCGCATACGTCGGCGCCGCGAGCGTGAACGCCAGGGTGGCGGCCACGGTGAGCTCGCTGCAGTAGACGCCGAGCGAGAGCGCGCCCGACGCGCTGATGGCCTCGACGAGCGAGCCGGTGTCGGCCGCGAGCTGGTTGATGGTGGTCTGGTCGAAGTTGCCGACCGTGTTGAGACGAGTCTGGTCCATGGGAATTCTCCGATTACCGCTTGTTGACCGCGAGAACGGTCCAGCGGACGTAGACGGTGGTGGTGGTGGCGACGTCGGTGGGGGTGGTGCCGGTGCCGAAAACAAACGTGGCGGTCTGGGCCGTCACATCGATCGCGGTCGGGATCATGTTGAAGTCGAGGTTGGCGTTGACGAAGGTGCACTGTGGAGCCCAGAGCAGCGCCGGCCACGCGTGGCGAAACGTGACCGTGTACGTGCCGGTGGAGGTCCACACGGCCGACACGATCTCGCCGCCGCCGCGGTTGGCCGAATCGCTGTTGACGAGGTCCACGCCGACACCGCCGCCGGTGAGCTTGGCGAAGCAGTCCACTGCGTGAGACTCGTGGGCCGCTTGCAGTGGGTATCGCTGTCCGTTGGGGAGGGCCATCGCTTCCCCCTTTCACGAGCTCGCGTTGAGCTGGGCGACGCCGTTCCAGCCGGGCGCCGAGCAGCCGAGGTTCTGGTACGCGCCGAGCCGCGCTTCCACGCTGTCCTCGTTCTCCGAGGGGCGCAGGCGCAGGCCAGTGGCCATCTCGCCGGTCCAGTTGATCCACTCGCCCGTGTGCCAGAGCCGCCAGGTCGACGCCATTAGCGCGTAGAGCCGGTTGCTCGGGCAGTTTCGGTCAGGGTAGATGCTGACCATCCGCCCGCCGCACAGGGCCTTGTAGCCGGCGAACCCGACGATCAGGTTGCCGTCGCGCGACATGACCTGGCCGTTGACGTCGCCGAGGATGCGGACCTTGCTGTTCGAGACGAGCTCGAGGTCCGCGAGGCTCTCGGGGTTGGCGAAGATGTGGCTCGTCTTGCCGCCGTACTTCGTGACCTTCGCGGTCAGCTTGATGATGATTGCGTCGAGGTCGCCGACGGTTCGGCCGTCGAGGAACACACCGCCGAGCCGCACGGGAGAGGTCGAGCGCGTGATGTTGTTGAATGCCGCCGCCAGCGCCGCCGCGCGCGCCGAGGCGTCGCCGGGGAGCCAGTCGGCCAGGCCCGAGATGCACGCGTTGTAGTCGCCGCGCTGGAAAACGAAGCTCGACGTGGTGATTCCGGCGATCTTCACGCCGAGGTTGTCGGCGATGGTGACGGTGCCGCTCTCCTCGTCGACCGCGGAGACGGTCGTGGTGTCGCCGCCGTCGAGCAGCGAGCCGGAGCCGTCCGTGGTGCTGAACTGCAGCACCTGGTTGATCGTGAAGTTGAAGCACGCCGCGTTGTCGGTGAAGGTCAGCGTGGTGGTGTTCGTCGACGAGATCGACAGCTGGCCGAGCGAGCCGCCCTGGGTCCGGTAGAGCCGGCGACCGATCTTCTCGCCGAGGGACTGGAGCCCGCGGTCGAACTCGCCGAGCGCCTTCACGAACGCGTCGGACTTCTTCTCGGTCGCGTACAGGAGCTCGTTGTTGACCTGGATGCGCTGGTACTGCTTCATCCGGGACAGCAGGAAGTCCTGATACTGACTGACCGTGTTGTCGGTCATCGCGGAGCCGTAGTCGGCGTTGGCGCCGCCCGGGTTCGCGAACTCGACGGGCTGGACGTAGCGCCTTCCGCCGGCCGTATAGCCCCTCTCCTTTTGCACGAACGCGAGCCACGGATTGTCTCCGAAGCTCTGCTCGAGGATCTTCTCGTCGGTGTAGACGTCCTTCAGGAAGGCGTCTTGATTCGCAAGCGTATGTGCTGCCATGGTCTGCTCTCAGGTGATGGGTTGGCGCACTGCGGTCAGCGATCGGCTCCGGCCTCGTCGAACCATTTCCGGGCCAGCGCTTGCCGGCGTTCGGCTTCATTCCGGTAGGTCGGGGGCTTGTCCTTCGCTGGGGTCGCCGCCGCTTCCTTGGGAGGAGTCGACGGGGCGACGCTCGCGCTTGCGTTCGTGATGGTTCGGACGCCGGCTTGTTCCGCCTTGGCGGGTGCGTCCGCGGCTTTGTCCTTCGACGGGTCGCTTGCAGGAGGTTGGGTCGCTGTGCTGGTGGCTGGCGCCGGCGCGTAGTGCGCGCGGAGCTTCTGGTCGCGGGTCTGGTACTCCTTGTCGAGCTTCGTCGAGTAGTGCTCGACGAGCTTGTCGTCGCCGGGGACCTTGTCCCAGTCGCCGGCCGCGATGCCGCGGGCGATCTCGGTGAACAGGCGCTGCCCGGGCGTGATGCCATCGAGCAACTCGGACTTCATCAGGTGGGGGAACTTCTCGCCGTGCTTGGCGTCGACGAGCTGGCGGTCGAGCGTGGTCACGGTCTCGCGTACGGCGCGCTCGCGCTCCGTAGCCTTGGACTTCTCGGCGGCGCTGGTCTCGCCGGTCGCGCGGTCGCGGCGGTCGCGATCGATCAGGTGCTTGTTGCGCTCGCTGCCGAACTCGGCGCGCGCGGCCTTGTCCATCGGTACTTTGAGCTCGCGCTCGGTCCAGTCGCCGTACGCGCCGGCGAGGAACCGCTGCACGCCGGGCTCCTTGGCGTCCTTGGCGCCGATGGCCATGACCACGAGGCGCTCGAGCGCGCCGATGGGGTCCTCGATGGTCATCCGCTCGATCTCGTCGAGCGACTTGTGGCGGTCGCTCGGCGCGGGCGGCGCAGAGCGGGACTCGAGCTCGGACACCAGCTTGCGGTTGTGGGTCTGAAGGCGGTCGATCTCCGCGGTGAGCTTGGGGTCGGCCGCGCCGGGCGCGTCGACGGGCTTCTCCACCGGCTTGTCGGGGGCCGCCGCGACCTCCTTGGCCGGCTCGCCGGTCGCAGGCTTGTCACCGGCCGCCGGCTGCTCG